CGACCGGATTCTCGGCTCGGACTTCAACATCTGCTCAGATGACACCATAATCGGCACGAAGAATTATACCGGCCTCAACTATGTCTGTACGCCGTTCTTCCGTTACGGCCCCTATGCAATCAGCTTTGGAAGGTACAGCTATTCGACTGCATCCGTTTACAAGACGCTGTTCCTCGTGACGCCGTATCTTGCCAGCATCAACAATCTGTCGACCTCCGTGATCAAGACGGCGGATAAGACGATGAAGATCACCTATACGGTGGAGGAAGCATAACAAACTCAGATGGAAGGCGGCTGTCCGGCACAGGCAGCTGCTTTTTTAATGCAATAAACAAGGAGGATTTTATCATGAAGGAATTTTGGAATGTGATTCAGCTCGTGTTCGCCGCTATCGGCGGATGGCTCGGCTGGTTTCTGGGAGGGTGTGACGGCTTGCTCTATGCTCTGATTGCTTTCGTGGTCGTCGACTACGTCACCGGTGTCATGTGCGCCGTGGTAGACAAAAAGCTCTCCAGCGCGGTTGGCTTCAGGGGCATCTTCAAGAAGGTGCTCATTTTCCTGCTCGTAGGGGTAGCGAACATTCTGGACGCGCAGGTGATTGGCACCGGCTCGGTGCTGCGGACAGCGGTGATCTTCTTCTACATCTCGAATGAGGGCCTGTCTCTGATTGAGAACGCGGGCCATCTGGGCCTGCCCATCCCGGAGAAGCTGAAGGCCGTCCTGGAGCAGCTTCATGACCGGGCCGAAAAGGAGGACAAATAATATGAGTAACAGCAAACTGGTAAATTACATGCAGCTCAGCCCGAACTGCAGCAAACCGAGGAATCATGTCATCGACAAACTCACCATCCATCACATGGCAGGTAACCTGACCGTGGAACAGTGCGGCTCCGTCTTTGCACCAGCCAGCCGGAAGGCCAGCGCCAACTACGGCATCGGTACGGACGGCCGTGTCGGGTTGTATGTTGATGAGGCCAACCGGAGCTGGTGCAGCTCCAATAGCGCCAACGATAACCGTGCTGTCACCATTGAGGTTGCTAACGACGAGGTCGGTGGAAACTGGCACGTCAGCGATACCGCACTTGCGAAGCTGATCGACCTGTGCGTGGACATCTGTCAGCGCAATGGCATTTCGCGCATCAATTATACGGGCGATAAATCCGGCAATCTCACCATGCACAAGTGGTTTGCCGCTACCGCCTGTCCGGGGCCATATTTGGAGAGCAAGTTTCCGTACATCGCGGAGCAGATTAACGCTCGGCTCGGAAACACGCAGCAGCCATCCGCCCAAACGCCCTCGGATGCAACCCCCTATCGCGTCAGGATCGTCATTCCTGACCTGAACATCCGAAAAGGTCCCGGTACCAATTACGGCACCGTGGGACGCTATACCGGCAAGGGTGTATTCACGATTGTTGAGGAGGCAAGCGGCACCGGAGCGACAAAATGGGGACTGCTCAAAGCCTATCAGGCTGGCCGGAATGGCTGGATTTCACTCGACTATGCGGCGAAGCTCTGATACATCGTTTTAAGGCTCGGCGGGAAAATTCCTGCCGGGCCTTATTTTTTTCGTTCAAACACAGCCTTTCTGTCCTGTGGATTGTGGAGGCGGATGCTATGAGCAATTTTTTCTCAGATTTTTCGGCCAAATGGCACTTCGAACTCCATTGGGTAGTGAGGACAGAGGTCCCCAGATTGGAGGATATTTCATGACAAATGAGCAAAGAGAAAAAATACAGGAGCTGCGCGGGCATGGCTACGGCTATGCCACCATTGCCGGTGCGGTCGGCCTGTCTAAAGATAGCGTCAAGGCATTTTGCCGCAAGCATAACCTTGGCGGCGTAGTTGCAGAAACCAATGCCCGTATCGACCTGACTTGCGGCGTCTGCCTCAACTGTGGAAAGCAGCTGCAGCAGGCTCCCGGTAGAAAAAAGATAAAGTTCTGCTCTGCCGGCTGCCGCCAGCAATGGTGGAACGCCCACCCGGAAGCGGTACAGCAGAAAGCCGTTTATGCCTTCACCTGCGCCCGCTGCGGGAAAACCTTCACGGCCTACGGCAACGCCGAACGGAAGTATTGCTCCCACGCCTGCTATATTGCAGCCCGTTTTAAGGGTGGTGAGCCGGTATGAGCGAGGAACAATTCGAGGCTGAAAAGGACTATCAGGCTTCGATTCATCTGGCAAAAACGCTCCTGCAAAAGGGTCTTCTAACCGAGGAGGAATATGCCATAATTGATACAAAACTGCAGGAGAAATATCGGCCACTATTCGGCACATTATTGTCCGAGAATTGCTTGCTGTGAAGCCGCTTTAGAGTGATGTATGTGTACTGGAAAGGAGTGATTTCTCTTGAAAACAGTAACAAAAATTGAGCCTGCTGTACTTCAAATGCCGGAACGCAAGAAAGTCGCTGCCTACGCCAGAGTTTCTATGGAAACCGAGCGGCTGCAGCATTCCTTGTCAGCTCAGATCAGCTATTACAGCGAGCTGATTCAAAAACATCCCGATTGGCAATACGCCGGCGTCTACGCGGATAACGGCATCAGCGGAACCGGAACCAGCAAGCGCGATGAGTTCCGGCACATGGTTGAGGATTGCGAGGCGGGAAAAATCGACGTCGTCCTTACTAAGTCAATTTCCCGTTTCGCCAGAAATACGGTGGATCTCTTGAAGACCGTCCGCCACCTGAAGGAACTCGGCATTTCCGTTCGCTTTGAAAAAGAGCACATCGATTCGCTCTCCGAGGACGGCGAACTGATGCTTTCACTGCTCGCGTCCTTCGCGCAGGAGGAAAGCCGCAGCATTTCGGATAACGTCAAATGGGGTACGATCAAGCGCTTCCAGCAGGGTATACCCAACGGGCAGATGCGGGTTTTCGGTTATGAATGGATTGACGGACGGCTCACCATACTCCCGGAGGAAGCGAAAACCGTCCGGTTTATGTACCGGGAATACATGAAGGGCGCATCACGAATCGAGATTGGCCGGACGCTCAACGAAAAAGGCATCTACACACGCCAAGGCAAGGCGTGGGTGGATTCCAACGTCAAGGTGGTCCTTACCAATATCACCTACACCGGGAATATGCTTTTCCAGAAGGAATATGTTGCAGACCCGATTGCCAAGCATCGTAAAAAGAATCACGGCGAGCTTCCGCAGTATTTTGTTGAGGAAACGCACGAAGCCATCATCCCGATGGATGAATTTCAGGCGGTGCAAGCCGAGTTCAAGCGCAGACGCGAGCTTGGGCCTTTCGGAAACAAGTCCCTGCATCTGACGGCCTTTTCCACGAAGATCACCTGCGGCATCTGCGGTAAGCATTATCGCCGGAGCGGAAAGCGGAATACAGCCGGTGAGGTTTACTACATCTGGACCTGCCAGACAAAAAGCCAAAAAGGCGCTGGTGCCTGCGGCTCCAAGAACATCCCGGAAAAGATGCTCCAGAATGTCGCCGCCAAGGTTATGGGCCTTGACGATTTTGATGAGGCCGCCTTTGCCGAGCAGGTCGAAGAAATCCTTGTTGTTTCCGAGGACACATTGCGCTTCCGGTTTTACGACGGGCGCGAGGTTATGACCACATGGGAATCCACCGCCAAGACGGATTGGTGGACACCGGAGCGCAGACGTCTCTGGGGCGAGCGCCACAAGCGAAAGGATACCAATCCGAACAAGTCCACCTACTACGAATTCACAGGCTTCATCAAATGCGGCAACTGCGGTGCAAATTACCGCTGCCAGTCCGGCGTTCGCAAGGATGGCACCCCCACCCGCTCCTGGTATTGCACCGGGCCAAAGGATAAATGTCACAACACGGCAATTCGGGATGAAACCATGAAAGCTCTGGTTACCGAGGCACTTGACCTCCCAGCTTTCGATGAGGCGGTGATGGACGCGCAGATTGAGTACGCCAGCATTCTTGACAGCACCGTAACCTTTCATTTCCGGGATGGGCACGAGATTTTCAATACATATCAGGACAAGCGGCGCGGCGTCAAATGGTCTGCGGAGCGACGCGAAAAGCAATGCCAGGCCATAAAGGATAGCTGGACCGATGAGCGCCGGGCAGCCATGAGCGAGAGAATGCGTCAGATAAGAGGTGAAGAGAAATGGCCAAAACAGTAACCACAATTCCGGCAACGCTGACACGTTTTACTGCGACGCCACTGAACGAGCAGAAAAAGCGATGCACAGCCGCTTACGCCCGTGTCTCCACAGACAGCGACGAGCAGTTCACCAGCTACGAGGCGCAGATCGACTATTACACCAACTATATCAAGGGCCGCGACGATTGGGAATTTGTCGGTGTTTATACCGACGAGGGCATTACAGGCACGAACACCAAAAAGCGCGTGGGCTTTAAAAGTATGGTCACCGACGCCCTTGATGGTAAGATCGACCTGATCGTCACCAAGTCGGTCAGCCGCTTTGCCCGCAACACGGTCGACAGCCTGACTACAGTCCGCCAGCTCAAGGAAAAAGGCGTGGAGATCTACTTCGAAAAAGAAAACATCTGGACGCTGGATTCCAAGGGCGAGCTGCTGATTACCATCATGAGTTCCCTCGCACAGGAAGAGTCCCGCTCCATCTCCGAGAACTGCGTCTGGGGTCAGAGGAAGCGTTTTGCGGACGGAAAGGTCACCGTTCCGTTTGGCCATTTCCTTGGCTACGACCGAGGCGAAGATGGCAATTTAGTGGTCAATCCGGAGCAAGCCGCCACAGTCAAACGCATTTACAGTATGTTTCTTCAGGGCATGACACCCTTTGGCATCGCATCCAAGCTGACTGCTGACGGCATTCTTTCACCGGGCGGTAAGGAGCGCTGGAACGCCGGTGCTGTGCGGAGCATCCTCACAAACGAGAAATATCGCGGCGATGCACTGTTGCAAAAGAGCTACACCGTGGATTTCCTCACAAAAA